CCTACTTCAAGCAAGACTTTAGTACCCGCTGGAGCGTTTGGTTTGTGTATATTCTTGTATTCATCGATAACATTATTCGATCCTGTGCCATCTATAAATATAGGCCAAGGATCACCACCTAGATTAAGTGTGCATGATATCTCACAACTAGGTCTATCTTTATGTCTTTTAAGTTCATCCCCTTTTTTATATGCTCTTGCATAAGAATATGTTGGTATCAAATTTAGTCCTGTATGTTGTTTCATTACAGGTAACATCTTAACAAGTAGAGTATCCATTACAAAATCACCGTAACAAGAGAATGTATTTGGTATTTGTTTATCGGTCCATGTTCCAAGGATCGGGGACTGTGCATGTATGTTGTTTTTATACATGAACTCAACAGCTTCTCTTTTAAGTAAGAAATAATTTAAAATAAAATTAGCTAACTCATATGACGTAGCTTTTTTAATTACTTGATATTTTTGTTGTTGAAATGTCATAGTGCTATACCTGTCCCATCTTTGTGTTTTGTTTGATACTTACTGGTTGCATTCATTAACGTACTTACTTCTTCATCAGGTACGATTTCTATCTCGTACTCTTCTATACCTAATATACACCCTGCAATAAATCTTCTCATACCCATACACAGTCTATATTTACCATCTTTTTCTGTGCATATTAAAGGGTTAATAATTCCATTTTTTTCAATATCTTTTTTTAATATCTTCCATCTTTCATTTTCTGTTTGACTCATTCTACCTTCTTCTGTTTGAAGATGTTTTTCTCTAAATACAATTTGATCTTTATGAACTATCATACCATTAGTCCTTTCTGTAAAAAATTAAACGACACAGATATTCTTATATCATTAGATTGATTAGGATCAACACAATGCATTAACCAAGATGGAAACATAATTAAACGTCCTGCTTTTGGTTCATAATGTGTTTCTCTCCATAATCTATCAGGTAACTTTCCTTCTTTTTGTTGTGGTCTGGACATTGAAGCGACAGATCTTGGATCATCTATTTTTAAATGACCACAGTTTTTAGGAGCTTTTATATAGTAAACTCCTGACCATAAAGAATTAGGATGTTGATGTGCTCTATTCATTCCACCTGGTGGATTAATGTTAGCCCACATATTACCTAAGTAAGGTTCTGATGTTAAATGTTCTTGATCATAAATAGTTCTTTGTGCAGAATATAATATATCAACAAGTTTTGCATACTCAGGTAGCTGAGACATGTTTGTAGGAGAGTGCCAACCTTGGATATTGGTTCTTGTTACGCCTTTGTCTTTATTAGACCAAGCTATAATATCTCTTTCTAATTCTTGATTAAGAGTCGGGTGTTCTATATCTGCAATATAGATAGGTGTTGGAAATAATAAATCTCTATACATTACTTAAAAGGTGTTCCTCCAAACCACATAACCAAAGATTGTCTTCTACCACGGGTTACAGGTTTTACTCTGTGTCTTATAAATGATGCAAAAAATACCGCGTGTCCTTGTTTTATTTTAGCAACTTTACCTTCAGCCATTAATTCTAAATCTCCACCTTCAAACTCTGACTCAGGTGATAATAAACAAGTCATAGATATTTTTCTAACAGGAGGTTCGTTTTTCATGTTAACATCATTATCTACATGCCATTCATAAAACCCACCTTCTGGATATTCAGTATACTGTGCCATTTCATTTATTGTCATTCCATCAAAGCCAAAGTGATTTCGATTAGTGGCTTGCATTATTTTATCTATATCTTTGTACATGTTAGTCATTTTAGAAAATGGTATCCAACTAATATGTGATGTTCTAGTATTAGTATCTACGTGTCCGCCTTTAGTACCTTTTTCATTTCCAACTCCAGCATCATTTCTAGGCTCTGCACGACCTGCTGCAATAATCATTTTACATTGTTCAGGTGTAAATATTGGTGAAGTTGTTTCTACTATATAAGATTTCCAACGTGGTTCTGTTATCATGTTAATATCCGTATTCTATCCATCCCGTTATTATATATTTATCATTTGATAGAGGTGGGTTGCCTCTATGAATGTGTGTAAATTGTGAAGGCCAAACTAACATAGTATTTTTTTCAGGTTTGAATCTACACTTTTGATATAAAAATTCTGTTTCTCCACCTTCGGTTACATCATTAAGATATACCATAAAAGCTAGTATTCTATTTCTAGCTTTCATTTCTGCATTCTCACAATGCCAAAAATGATAACCCTCACCAACTTTAGTTTTTTGTATTTTAACTTCTAGTATGTTGTGTGTTGCAAGTTTTTTAAGATAAGAATATTTTTGAACGTATAAAGGATATACTTCTTTAAAAAACATATCTATAAACGGTTTGTTGTTATAAGTCATTGCAACATTAGTATCTCTTATAGTATCAATTGCATTATCTGATACCAGCATCTCATCTTCACGTCTTGGATATACTGCACCTTGTTGTTCACACTTATTAAAATAATTTGTATAATCATCTATCAATTCATTAGGCATAAAATTTTTAAATAACCCTATATGATTATCTATATAATATTGTTTATCCATTAGTTAGCTCCTCTATTTCTAATAGGATCAAAATCTACATCACAGTTTGCAGCAAGAGTTCGTCTTGTCTCACCGGTTCCATTAAATGGATATACACAGTGTCTCATATCATAAGGAAAGATATAGAAATCTCTAAGGTCCATTGGGGGTTGATAATCTATTTTAGCAAACTGACCGTTAGCTGCACCTAATATCTGTAGTCTACCGTTTTGTTCAATATGTCCTGCGGAGTATTCTTTACCATAAGTTGAGGGTAGTTTTAAAATCATTACACTAGATAAACCTGTGTATAACATTCCTCTATGAATGTGAGCTGGGTTGTATTCATGTTGTTTCATTTCATTAACCCAAATAGAATTTAAATGAGTATTATAATCTCGTATAGCATTAAACTTTAAATAATGATTAAACGCTTGCATAAAATAATCTGTTACATTTTTAGGTAAAAAATTATGGTTTTTCATTTTTGTTTGATCTTCCCCATGATAGAATAAAGAATGTTCTTTTTCTATCTTACCAACTAACTGTCCGTTAGCAGGTGCAAGATTATTATAATTTTGTTCATAGATTTGATTGATACTTGTAAATATATCTAATGGTACTTGGTATTTAATAATACATTGACCTAAAAATGTTGGTTTAAAATTTAATGTGTCCATATAATTTTTTTATACTTTCTGGAATCCTTTCGATGTAGGGGTTATATACTTTTCTAACGGATCCATCAAATAATTTATGCAAATTACTACCAACTATTTTATCATTATAAGATAAACCATTGACATTTACTTGATCTAGATCAATAAATCTGTGATTAAAATAAGGTTCATCTAAAAATTGATATATTTTTCTAAACTCTTGTTCAGGGTTTGTAACCATATCGTCATACTTTACATAATGACAAATACCAGGATAGTTAAAACTATTTTTTATAGCCTCTAAGTCTTTTGCAACAGCGCCGTCTTTACTCATAATCATCATTAGTTTTTCTTCATCGGTTTTACAATTATATCTATTAGGAAATGCATCAGGATTTTTTGTGTACCATTGCATATACGAAGCTAATACATCCATTAAATCTCTAAGTATTACTATACATTTAAAACCATGTTTAAAATGCTTTTGCATTAATTCAAAATTACCTGTTGTCATCACAGGTCCACGGTCAATGATTATACGTTGTGGCCAATGTTGGTAGTAGTTATTGAATACATTATCTAATACATTATCTAATGATTTATGATCAGGATAATTTTCAAACACGTCTGTTTTTTTAAGTAAAAATAAATCTTTTATTATCTCTAATGTCAAAGAATTAGCAGTAGCTGCTATGTCTTTATTTTGATTCATAATACTTGCAAACAAAGTATTACCAGATCTAGGTTGTGCTACTAAAAAAAATAACTTACGGTTTTGGTTTACCATGTTGAGTTATCTGTTCTTTCTCCTTGTAACTGCTTTCTAATTCACCTGATTTTTTAATTCTTTGTAATGATTGTAATTGACCCATTACATTAAATACTTCATTTTGATCAGAGTGTTCATTTAAAGTTTTTGATTTCTCAAAATACTGTAGTCCATAAGACTCTAACTGATGAACGTTGACATCTTTATCATTAAATGATCCATCATTAAATTCACTTTTTAATTTAGACCACATCTTAATTTCTCTCATTCTGTGTTTAGCAGTTTTCTCCATAGAAGCTTTTGCAAATCTACATTCGTCTAAATCTATTTCATATTTAGTTCTTTTATATTCATCTTCTTCTTTATCGATTTTCTTTTCTAACCAAGTTATCTTTGCTTCGTTTCTTCTATAATCAAATGATAAAGTCATTAAGTTATCTAAATATGATGATTGCTCTCTAACACACTGCCAATATTTTGAAGCTTTAGTTGGATATCTATTATCTTGTAACACTGAAAACCTAGCCTCTGTTTCTGTTCGAAACATTTGTTTCTTGGTCCAAGTGTCTCTAAGCTCGTCTACCATACCTTTAAAATCGGTAAGGTCTTGTTGCT